TCGCCAATATAATGTGCTAACTCTAAAGCATTTTTAAACCTACCTTTAGCCGCAAAGTAAGTGGCTCTATAGTGCCTAAAAGCATACGATTTTCTATCAATAGGCAATTTCTGATACTCTGGTCGCATTTTCTTTAAAGCATTAATTAGAGCCTTGTTAAGAGCTTCTATACATATATATTTGCCAACTGTATTAAGGAATAGCTTGTCTTGCAAAGGAGGTAAAGTATTCAAATAATCTACTATATGATCCTTTAAAGATGGCGATATATCTACCTTTCTCTTACCTTTTTTAGTCTTAGTTTTGCCAAGCTTCTTACCCTTTTTAACTGCATTAACTATATCAATTTTAAGACTATTAGATTTAAGGAATAATAAATTTTCTCTTTCTAATCCTCTAATTTCACTTGGTCTAGCAGCAGTTTCAAGCAGAATCATAAAGATTAATTTAATCATGGGATTATCTATATTGCCGATAATTTCTTGCATGACCTCTAAAGTCCAAACATCTAAATCAATAATTTCCTTTTCCTTTTCTGGAATATGGACATCAGTTAAATAATTAATTTCTTTACAAACATTGTTCTCAATTTTAAAACGATCCACCTGATAAGATATAATGTTTTTAAAGTGATTAAATATTTTAATTAAAGTTTGGCTACTAATATCTTTTTTTTCAATTATTTTACCACTATCATCATCGTATTTATGTACTTTTTCTTGTAGCTCATTAACAAATTTAGCCACATCAAACTTTGTAATAGTTCTAATATCTTTATCTTTAAAATATGGAAAAATATGATTATAAAAAAAGCTATTATAATCACCTATGGTGCTTTGTTGTGTCTTTCCAGCAGCTCTTTTATTGGCTAGTTTAATATCAATAAAGTCATTATGAGCTTCACTAACCTTAACTTGTTCTGAATTGGTTTTAACAAAACCTTTATCTTTGAACCTTTTATCTATTTTCTCTTGTAGTATTTTCTTTGATGGTGCTTGTAAGAACTTCTTCTTATTGTCAGCACTATAATAATCAAATCTAAATACTTTCTTCTTACCCCTAGTGATGGGGTACATATTGTGTATTATCATCTTTCTCTCCTATTAACCTTGTTTCTTTGAGTTATAACAGAGTTACCATTTATTGCAATAATCAATATGCTCCTGTATGTAAAAGATATGCTAATAAAAGTATGTAAAAAGTATGTAGATAAAATTTATGGTTGTTTTTTTCCCATAATTTAGGCACAAAAAAAGTGGCTCTCATACTATTTCTAGTATAAAAGCCTATATATATTATGTTTATGCCTACAACATATTGATTTGTAATCATACAATCAACAACATCTGGACATATTTTACTATGTTTTTTTACATTTGGTATGCAATAAGTATGTAACATCTGTCAATAACAATATAACAGAATGTTCATAGCATACCAAGCCTTTTTTTTTAGCCCACCCTTCACCCAATAGCCAAAGCTATTACATGATCTTCTAAATAAGTAGATCAACCTAATCGGTTATGTACTTCCTTATCTTTGCTCATAAGGTTTTTGTAATAATCTTTTTTCATACAGGAATGATGGGCTTTCTCTCTTTGTCCATTTTCATCTACTGATAAAAAAGATACAAAGGAATCTGTATTAAAAACAACCTTAAAACAATATCTGCACTTACCTATTTCTGCTTCAGATATTATAGGTTTCTTCCATAATTTTTTTTTCATTAAATAATTGTTTCTTCGGCACAAACAAATCTAATATATATTTCATGCTGATTAATATCTGCTTTGCCTATCTCAATTGATTTATCTAAAGCTGCTTGATAACCTGCGTTCATACAAGCATACCAGTTGTCATAAAGGTCTGGCATTTGATGTGGAGGTAAGCAATTTCCAGCTACCCCAGAACACATAAACATTATCAAAACTAATTTCATTTTTTATCTTTTATTTTAATTTGTTCTTCTAGTTCTTTTATTTTTATGTTAGATAGTTCAAGGTCTTGCTGTGAATGTTCAAGCTTTTGCAAACATCTTTTATTTGCTGCATCCTTAGACTTACCTGCGTCTTGCAGTTCAGCTACTTCTTGTTTTAAGATACGAACTTGATCTTTATATTCGTTAATCAGGTCTTGGTTTTCTGACATCTATTTCTTTTTAAAAGTAGAAACACCTTTAATACCTAGTATCGTACTGAAAGCTCCCACCACTAAAGCCTGATAGAACATTGGTAAGTTTGCAAACTTATCAAAAAAAATATCTATCTTTGCTTGTATATCAGGATCATCACTAAACACAGACCAAGCCAATAATAATAGAGGAATTGAAATTAGAATAAGGCAAAATTCGTCTTTCCAATCTCCTTTATGAGAATCAATAACAGCTTTTTTAAATTCAACTTCTCCATTAGCCATTCGTTCAGCTAATTTCATTTCAGCTACAGACTCTAATTCTTTTGTTTTTCTTCTATTTGCTGCAATAGACATTCCAGTTTTTAAAATACCTGGAACTAATTTAGTTGCTAAACCTAACCACATAACATCCTCCTATAATTTTGATGATCTCATTTTACCAGCTAACTTACCTGCTCTAGCTGGAGTTTGTTTTGCCCATAAAGAGTCTAGCATTTGGATACTAGCTTCTCCATAATCTTCTGCATCTAAAGCTTTCCACATATTTTTAAATTTAGATACACCACCTTCGCCAATTTGATAAACCATATTAATAATAACTTCTTTAGCAACATGATTAATTGATCTATCGCCAATAAGTCTTTCGGCAGCATCTACAGTTCTTTGAAAATCTTTTTCAAAAACTTCTTCACCCATTTCTTTTGAATATTCAACACCATGTTCATAGTTATCTTCTGGTGTTACCTTGTGTCCATAGAATATGGTATCAAAACCTTCTGAGCATTTATAAATTTTATTAACATAACCTTCACATTCTTTTACTTCTGCTTTTAATTCTTCGTACATTAGTTCTCCTTTTTAAATTTGTTGTAAGTATAATTCTGTAGTACCAAATTTTTGAATAAAGCTTTCTGCAAAAACATTCTATTCCTAAAAGAATTTTTTCTAATATACCCATCTTCTTCTCCTAGCATTTGCATCCCTCACAAGCACATAAGCCATATTCGTCAGAATGAAACTCATCTTTACAATGACATTTATGATGACATTTCTTGCACTTTTTTGCTTTTTTTCTTTTAGGTTTTTCGATAACTAAATTTGTTATACCTTCACAAACAATATCCATATAACCAAAAAACTTTTCTAAAATTTTATCAATCATAATCCCTCAATTTCTTTCTATTGTATCTTTTTTTGCTTTTAATAATTCTTTGCCTGAATAGCTTTAATTGCCTGGCGTAAGGATTTCTTTTTTTATTCCTTTTCTGCACACTTCTTTTTTCCCCACTTCCAAGTTTGAGTTATAGATTTTTTATCTTGTGTTTTATTTTTATTGTCATCATCAGCATCAACTTCAGTTGTGCCAATATTGACTGTAGTTTTATCAGGACAAACAGTATTGCAACCAGTTAATAAAAGAAAAAAAATAAATACATATTTTATCATTTCTTCTTCTTTAATTTTTTAATAACTTTATTTATTTTTTTATGTAATACTTTCTGATCTTGCTGAATATTCATTACTTCAGATTTTAAATCCCAAGTAGCATGAAGGTTCCAACCAATAAGAGAAACTAAAGCTACTAAAGCAAGTCCTACAATTTTATCTTTTAAGTCCATTAGTTATAACTATATCCTGTGTTTGAATTTTCTAATTTTTTAAACAATTCTTCATGTTGTTTCATAATTTCTTTATCTGAATTCATCATTGATTCCATTTTATCTTGAAGTTTTTCAACTTGTCTTTCAAGTTTAGAAACTTTATCTAATTGAACAGCTTGATTAGTAGAAAGATCAAAAGTTCTAGTAAGTGTCCATCCTGCAAGAGCTAACAAAATGCCGACCAATAATGTCATAAGTTTTTCAATCATTCTAATATTAACGAAAGGATTTTTTTCTCCCCCATATAAATCTCTGTGTTAGCCTTAGATTTAATACATTTGAAAACAACTCTATCAGAAGGATTTCTGTCCTTCATAGCATATCGTTTAGCTTTCATACATTTAGATAAGCTGTCGTAATAACGATGTTCTAAAATTTTATGGTCTTGCAAAAGTAAAAGTGCGAATACAATCTCTACCATTTTTAATGACTCCCTGTTCCATTTCTAATTAGCTTTTCAACATCTGATGTAAGCTTTTCAGTTCTGCTTTTTAAAAATTCAATATTTACAGCATTGTTTCTCATGCTCTTAACTTCTGTTTCTAAATCTTCCAAAACACCACTCAAATGTTCCACAAGCATAAATAATTCTGCTTCTCCACTTGATTGACCAAGTTCTCCTCTAGGATATTTAATTCTAAATTCTGAATTTTGTTCTAAATCTTTTTCAAATAATTCTAATTGATTGCTATGCTTATTGAGCTGCTCATTAATACCAAAATACGCCCAAGTTCCAATTGCCACCATCGCAATTAAACTTACTACTGTTTTCATTGGCATTTGTACTTTAGCTTCGTCTGAAATCTGTAAAGGTTTATTAGCCATTATCTACCATCATTAACTCTATGTTTAATTTTTTTTGTTTAATTGTTGGACACCTATAAATTTTGTATGATCTTTTAGTCCAAGTTTTTTTCTTATAGGTTTTTCTATAAGTTATTGTTTTGACATCTATTAATCTAATATCTCCATCATCACTAACTGCTACTAAGTCAAAAGGACATTGAGGATTACAAGCTAGAGCTACATGGTAGCCTTGCTTTGTAAGATCGACTATGGCTTGATATTCGCCAATCGTTCCTTTTTGTGCCTTTGTTAGTTTAGCAGATTGAAGATGAAGTTTATTAGGCTTGACATACTGATCGTTGCTATCACCCATAAAAATTTATAAACATTGTCCACTTTTTTTTCTAAGTGAGCCAAATGATTATCTTTAATCGTTGTAAGCTTTTGATGAATTAGTTTTACTTCCCCTTGTAATTTTATAATTTCTTCTGAATTTTTTTGTGATTGAGTTGGCATAATTAATTTTGGTTTCTTGCATCACCAAAAAATGTATTAGCGATAGCAGTAAAAGGTTGTGCATCTTCAAAGTTATCTTTTATAAATATAGAGCCATCTAATTTAGATAAAATAGCAATTGCCTGTGTTGTATTAGGTTTTAATTTTCTTAACTCAATTAATTCTCTTAAACTTTGTGGGTTTAGCAAAGCATTAGCCATTACTCTTTCAGCAGCTTTAGCATAAATTCTTCTTGATGCTGTAAATAATCTTCCCATTAAAGTAAATTGACCTAATCTTGCTCTAATAATATCAGAAAAAGCACTACCAAAAACACCCATACTTTTTGGTGGTTGTCGTCTTGCACTTATTTTTAATGCTCTATTCAATAAGTCTAAATTACCTACAAACTCTTGACCAAAAATTTCTTTAAGAGCAACATGATAACCTCTCTCACCTGCTCCATATAAATATTTATCAAATGCCATAGCATCTATAACTTTCATGCCAAGTCTGTCAGATGATTTTAAAACACTTTCATTTAGATCGGTTAAAACACTTCTTTGAAATGCTTTATAAACTTCAGGATCTTTAGATAAAATTTTCTTTAATCTTCTTATTTCATCTATATTTTTTGCTTTATAAATTTTATCAACTAATTCTCCTGGAGTTAATCTTTCTAATTTACCAGCAAAAGATTTTTCTATTTCTTTAATAGTATTAGTTCTTAAATTAGTAGCATCGTCAATTGCTTTTTGAAATCCACCTAATTTAGATATTTTGTTAAAATCTGTTTTATCAAAAAATAATTTTAATGGTGCTTCATAATCTTTTAAAAATGCTTTATGTGCATTTTCATTTATTTTTCCATTTTTAATTACTTTATTTTTGTAAAAATTATTTATAGAACCTCTATATGCTTTCATAGCATCAGGAGAATCTTTAATTACATTAAAAAGTTCATTTGCATATTTTTCTGATTTTAAACCTTTTTTAAAAGATAAAGAAAATAAATCTTCATCACCAAATATTTTTAACCTGTTATCATCAACTTTAGTAATTTTAGATATTAATTCATTGTTAAGTAATTTTTTATTATTAACAACTAAAGTATTAAATTCATCTAAAGCATCTGTATATTCTTTAGGTGCAGATTTTTGTATTTGTTTATTTATAGAAGATACTAAAGTTTGTAATGTTTTTACCTCTACTGCTTCGCCAGCAGCTTTACCTTCTATTTTATCTCTAATCATTGATTGTAAAACAGATTTTGTATTTCTAAGAGTTTCTGGATTTACACTATTACTATCTAATAATTTTTTATTAAAAAGATTTTTTGTTTCAGGTAATTTAAGTAAATTATTTTTTGCCTTTTGACTTAATTCATTTACAGTTTTAGATATAACATCTGTACCTACATTTTTAATATTTGCTGCAACTGCTAATTTATCAGCAGCATCTGCTACATTTTTTTTGTAAAGATCAGCAGCTTCATCAATAGATGATCTTATTGCAACACCAGTTTCTTTTAAACTTCCATCTGGCATCCTAATAATTGCTTTTTCTAAAACAGTTTCTGCGTCTGCTTGTTTTTGTATTAATTCTTTAACAAGAGGTTGATTTTGTTTTTTAATTACTTCTTGAATTAAAGTACCAGCTTCAAACTCTGATGCACCTTTTGTATTAGTGCCAAAACCAGATTTTAAAAAACCATAATAATCATTTAATGCTTGAGCTTGATTTTGGTTAAATGTTCTAAATTCATTCATATAACCAAGTTTATTTATATTCTCAAAAGATTCTTGTGCTGCCAACATATCAGCATCATTTGCAGCTTGACCTAATGTAAATTTTAATTTTGAATTTATTTTTGCACTATCTAAAGCATTATTTATTTCTTTTGTAACAGCATCAGCTCTAACAATATCATCTTCTACTTTTGATATTGCAACATCGCTTCCTTGTAAAAATCTACCTTTAATTAAATTAGCAGTAGATTTTATAACTTTAGCTGCACCAACGCCTAAGACTGCCGAACCAGCAGATATTCCAGTAGCAACAAATGCTCTATTAAGTAATTCTTCATTAGATACATCTTTGTTAATACCATATAATTCTCTACCTAAAATATATTTTGAATATTCCATTACACCAGCAGTTACAGCACCACTAGCAACACCAACAGGAAGCATACCACCTGACAAAAGAGTACCTGAAATAGTAGCAGCTATGTCTGGCAAGATGACCATAGCATTTCCACCTTGACCAGTAAAATCACCAAGATCAACACCTGGCTTATTTACTAATTCAAATTTACCAGTTTTAGGATTTAAAAATTCTAATTCACCTGTGTTAGTTCCTGTTCTAACTGTAATATCTTGGTTGTATAAATTTGATAAAGTATTTTTAATTGCAAGAGCTTTATTTTTTTCATCATAACCTAATGATGCTGCGAACCTTGCATTTGCAGAAGCTCCTGTTTCTGTACCAATATCATTTTCAATTGCTATATCTTTTACAGATGGCTTATAGTTTATGTTTTGTATTCTTTCCCAATTTAACATTTCGTCATCAGGAGATATAATTCCACCCACTTCAGGTGATAAAGTTTGTTCTAAAGCTGTATCTTTTCTTTCTGCAATATTTGGAAATGCTTTTTTAAAAAAATCATCTTCATCAACCCCTCTGTCTTTATAATATTTATCATAAATAAAAGATGCTAATTTTACATCTGGCTCATTTTGATAAATAGGATTTTCTTGTTTAAATTGTGCTATACTTTTCATTAGTTATAATAACCTAAAATATCTTCTTCTTCCGAAATTGTTCCTAAAGATTTATTATTTTTATCTGTTTTTTTAATTCTTGGATTTTCAAATCCCCATTCACCTTGAGGATTCAACATTTTATATTTTGCTTTTCCTGCAATATACTCATCTTCTAAAATCCCTTGTAAAGAATTAACAAATTGATTTCTTGATCCACCAAAATTAATTCTGTCTAATTGTCTTAAAACATCACCCTCAGATAATCTTGGGTTATCAGGTTCTTCAATTTTTGCTAAAGAATATCCTAATTTAGTAACTGAACCTTTTAGTTTAGCATAATTAGCAGCATCCTTTTTAAAACCTTTTGATGCTAAAAATTTGTCAGTATCTGAACCAAATGATATATTAGCATTTTTTATACCAGTAAATTCTCCTAATTGATTAAATTGATCTGATACTGAATCTATAAAAGCTATTGTTCCACCAACAGCACCAGATGGTGCTTTTGATGCTTGGTCTTGCATCTTTGGAATAAAATCACTTAAATAACCATAAGTACCTTGAAGCATTTTAGCTGCTCTAGCATCATTAATTTTATTTTTTTCTATTAACTTAGCACCTGAAGCAGATCCAATATTAACTTCTCCTGTTTCTGTATTAAAACTAATATTTTGACTTGTATCTATTGGAGTAAATCTTCCAGGTGATTGAGCCACTTCTAAATCTGTAACAAAAACATTTTTACCTGTAACATTATCATAAGCTTGTTTTGTTTTTTTAGCAGTAGGTGTAAAAGCTTTTTTAATTTGTGCAGCTTGTAATATAGCTGGAAATGCAGCTTGTCCAATACCTTGTCCTTGCGATCCAGCAGAAAGTAATCCTGCTGCTACTAAAAATTGTTCGTCTTGTAACATATCAGAAAGTAGTCCTCTTTTAAAATTAATTGCCATTATATTAGTCCTTGTTCAGTTAGTTCATCAAAAAATGGATTAGCAGATGTCATTGTACTTGGGTATTGAGAGTA